TATGTCCTCAGGGTACACAAGCAGTAGTAACTGCTTTAACTGGTGTAAAGGGACTTGGACAAATTAGTGGAAATGCCGATTGGTTTTCTTTTAAAAATCCATCAACTGGTGGTGGTACATCATCTTTCGCAAAACCAATTGGTGGAAAAGTTTATTACGAAGATAAGAAAAAGATAGTAGTTCCTAAAGCTGCAAATGGTACTCCTGATTTCTCTAAATCTTATATAGGAAACCCAGCAGAATGGCAAATTGGGGATATAATCGTTATGGGTTATACAAATAATAAACCATATGGACATATTCAGGTATGGACTGGTTGGAATTGGGTTAGTGACTTTACACAAAGAAGTATTCAAAAAAACCATGTAGATACGGATACAATAGCATTATGGAGATTGAATCAAACTGGAAAGGCAGCAGTGGAATCTCAAAAAAATGTATAAATCCCAAAAAATACCAATCTAAATATTTATAAACATAACAAATAAGAACTTATGAATACTGATAAATTATTAAAAGCCATTCAAATCTTAGTTAAAGAAGAAATCAAACAACAACTTCCTGGTTTAATTAAAGAAGTTGTTAAGGCTGAAATGAAAAAAGTATTAACGGAGCAAAAGCAACCAAAAAATACTGGACTAAGTATGGCTAAAGCTATTTTAGGTGATGATGAACCTAAAGTAACTGAATCAAAAACTTATACTAAAAACCCAATGATTAACCAAATTCTTAATGAAACTAGAGCCGCAGTATCAAACGATGGTGGTTATAGAACTATGAGTTTTGGACAAGGTGATATGGGTTCGATTGTAGGTAGAACTGCTATTGCAGAAAAAATGGGTTACGGAGAATTCGCTGGTGGTGGACAAAAAACTGGATTAGGTGTTCAAACTGGTGTAGCTGAATTAGACAAGGCTTTCAATAGAGATTATTCTGAGCTTGTTAAACGATTTAAGAAGTAATGGCTATTCTATTAGGTAAAAAAAGAGTATTAGATACCAAAGAGTATAATGATTATGCTATTGGTATTACATTGCCATTACAAATAGGAAATACCGCTTTTAATCAATCTTACACAACAACAGAGCAGTTAAGAACAAATATAAAAAGTTTATTACTTACAAAAAAATATGAAAGAATAATGCAACCAAATTTAGGTAGTGGTTTGCAAGAACTTCTTTTTGAACAAAATACAGAAGATTTACCTGATAGAATAGAGCAAACTATAAACGATTCAATAAACAATTGGTTACCATATGTTTCAATAGATTCAATAGATATTCAGCAATCCAACGAATTAAAGGATAGTAATAGAGTTGATGTTTCTATAAAATTCAGATTAAGAGATAATCCTAATCTTGAAACTCTAACATTTACTGTTTAATTAATAAAAGATGTCATTAAAAAGTATAAATAAAAATTTTAAAAACAAAGGAAAAGATATAAAGTATCTTAATAAAGATTTTGCTTCATATAGAGGTAATCTAATTGAATTTGCTAAAAATTATTTTCCTAAAACATATAATGATTTTAATGAAACATCTCCTGGAATGATGTTTATTGAAATGGCATCATACATAGGTGATGTTCTTTCTTATTATGTAGATGATACATTAAAAGAGTCTTTATTACCATATGCTGAAGATAAAAAAAATGTTTTAGCTTTAGCTCAATTTTTAGGATACAAACCAAAAGTTACCTCACCATCTGTAACAAAAATATCAGTTTATCAACTTGTACCATCAATTGGAACTGGAGTAGATAATAAGCCAGATGAAAAATATTTTTTAAAAATAAAAGCAGGACTTAAAATAAAATCAAAAACAAATGGCATTTTATTTAGAACAACAGATGTTGTAGATTTTTCGGATGAAACTGAAAGAGAAACAACTATATATCAAAGAAATGTAACAACTGGAGAACCTACCTTTTATTTATTTAAAAAATATGTAGATGCTATTTCAGCAACGGAACAAATACAAACTTTTACATTTGGAAATTATAAAGCTTTTGAATCAATAAGATTGACAGAATCAAATATAATAGAAATATATGATGTAAGAGATTCTGATGGAAACAAATGGTATGAAGTTCCGTATTTAGCACAAGAAATGGTATTTGTACAAGAACCAAATACCGCTGCAAATGATCCTGATTTATATCAATTCAAATCAACAGTACCATTTATTTTAAAAACAATAAAAACTTCAAGAAGATTTGTAACTAAAATAAATTCTGATAGTTCAACAACTATACAATTTGGTGCTGGAGACCCAACCGCTTCTGATGAATTATTGATACCAAATCTTAAAAACGTAGGATTGGGATTACCAAATTCAATTAATAGATTAGAAGAATCTTTTGACCCAACAAACTTTTTAAAAACAAAAACCTATGGAACTTCTCCATCAAATACAACTATAACTGTTAGATATTTTGTTGGAGGTGGTGTTGGCTCAAATGTTGCTCAAGGTGAATTAACACAAATTGATGGAATTGAATTTGAAGAAGATTTATCACAATATACAAACAACGAAAGAATAGCATATGCGAGAATAAAAACTTCGGTTGCAGTTGATAACGAAATCCCAGCTATTGGTGGTAGAGATGGTGAGACAATAGAAGAAATAAGACAAAACGCTTTAGCAAACTTTGGTTCTCAGAATAGAGCAGTAACTGCAAAAGATTATCAAGTTAGAGCATTATCAATGCCATCTAAATTTGGTGGTGTTGCAAAAGCATACGCTGTAGCTGATGGGACATTAGATAATAATTCACCAGCATCAATATTAGCATCTCCAAATGCACTGCAAGAGTTTACCGATTTGGTGATGGGTTTTGTGAATAAACCAGACAATGAAGAACCAACAGCAGGAACAGTAAAATCCGAAATACAAAGATTTTTAATTGGAAAAACTTCAAATGAAAATGAAAAAAATAACCCATTTGCTATAAACCTTTACTTATTAGGATACAATGCAAATGGACATTTAGCTCCACTAAATAGAGGGGTTAAAGAGAATTTAAAAACGTATTTTAATGAATATAGAATATTAACGGATGGATTAAATATAAATGATGGATTCATAATTAATATTGGATTGGAGTTTGAAATTATATGTTTTTCAAATTATAACAAAAATGAAATTTTAGCAAAATGTATAGCCGATTTAAAAGATTATTTTAATATTAATAATTGGGGATTTAATCAAACCATAAATTTAAGTGAGGTAGAATTACTTATTGCTAATGTAGAAGGAGTACAATCCGTTCCAATGCTAAATGTTACAAATAAATGTGGTGGTATTTATTCTGTCAATTCTTATAATATAGAAGCGGCAACTAAAAATAAGATAGTTTATCCATCTTTAGACCCATCGGTTTTTGAGGTGAAATATCCTGATACGGACATTAAAGGTAGAGCAAAATAATGGCATACTATTTTTTAACAGCATCAAAAGATGCAACGGTATATCTCCAACAACCAAACCAAAATACTGGATTGGATGAAGTATTGGAAGTTAGTAAAGTATATTATGGAAATATAAAAGATATTTCTCGTACTTTCATCAAATTTGATGTTGGGTTTTTATCTTCATCTTTAACTAATTCCACATTGGGTATGGAAGAAGCCACATTAATTTTAAAAGAAACTAAAAGTGAAGAAATACCATTAGAATATACTTTATATGCATTCAAAGTTTCTGGAAGTTGGGAAATGGGAACTGGTACTCGATTCGATAATATATCAACAAAGGGTATAACATGGAATTATAGAGAGGGAGATACTAAATTAGATTGGTTAGAAAATACATTAGCTGGAGGTACAGATGCTAATCCAAACAATGGACAAGGTGGTACATGGTGGTTAGCAAACGCAGCATCTCAATCATTTAATTATGAAACAGCTGATATTGAAATGAATATAAAAAATATGTTACAAAGTTGGATGAGCGGCTCTACTCCAAATGATGGTATTTTATTAAAATATTCTGATAGTTTTGAAAACGATACTAAAGATTATGGTATGATTAAATTCTTTAGTAAAGAAACTCATACTATATATCAACCAAAAATAAGAGTTGGTTATAAAGACCAAACATTTTCAACAGGAAGTTTATCTCCATTAACTACTAATGATAAAAAAATAGGAATTGTAAATTTAAAAAAGGAATATAAAGTTGATTCTCAAATAAAATTAAGACTATTTGCAAGAGAACTATATCCGCTTAAAACTTTTACAAACTCTTTTGCATATAATACATCAAAATACTTACCAGAAACATCGTATTACCAAATAAAAGATTTTGCATCTAATGATATAATAATTCCATTTAGTGAATATTCAAAAATTAGTTGTGATTCTGATGGTAACTTTATAAATCTAAACCTTTCGAATTGGGAAGCTGATAGAGTCTATAAAATAGAATTTAAAGTTGATGAAAATGGTAGTTCTGATTATTATGATGATGAATTAACATTTAATGTAGTTAAAAAATAAAAATGGCAAGAACCGGACTAAAAAATGAATCATTAGTAAACTCTATTGAAATTAGTGGTTCTCTTGCTTTGCCTAATAGAAACGATTCTGGTGTTTATGAATTTAAAGAAAAGCAACAAAATGATGGTGTTGTTTCTGGAAAACTTGTAAAACCAAAATATAATGTAGATGAATTGATTAAATCAATTGATACTACAATTTTTGAACTATTACCAATAGAAGAACCAGAATTACCAGAGACTGTATTAAAAGTAATATATGATGCAGCATTAGAAGATATTAGACTTAGAGATATAACAATAGCTGAACAAACTGATATTATTTTAGATTTAAGAGCTAAAGTTAGTGAATTAGAAATTGTATCACAAAGTTTAAGAGTGGAGGTTGATGGTAAAGAACTTTTAGTTGCGAATGCAGATAACCTAGCAGCTCAATCAACTAATAAAGTTTCTACTACAATAATTGATTTACAAAATGCTATACAAAAAGCAACAGCAGAATCTATTCAAAGAGTTTCATTATTTGCACGAAATCAAGCATTAGAGCAAGAGTTGGGTGCATTGAGAGACCAACTATATGGAAAGCAAGGTAAGTTGGCAGAAGGTGCTAAAGTTGGTGAAGATTTCTCAGCAAAAATAATTGAAGTTAAAGATAAAGAAGTTGGTGATATAGCTTATAGAGCTAGAGCTAACAAAAATACTGAAGAATGGATTAATGGACCTACATTAGAACTTACGAATTTCACTACGGATAAAGATACTACAATAACATTTACAATATCTGGAGACCCTATTATTAATGTTCCTGGCTCCGTAACTTTAAAAGCAGGTGAAACCAAAAATATTGCATTGAAAGAAAATATTGGTTGGATAAGAGACCAAAAACCTAAAAATAGTGTAGGAACATCAGGTGATAGAGAATATAGAAGTTCATTAAAAATTAAATCAAGCGCAGGTTCTAGCTCAGAGGTTTCTCTTTCAATATATTTAAAGAAGTTTAGAGGAAGTAGTTAAAACTAAATAATATGGCTTTACAATCAATAAAAAGTGTAATTCAAAATAAAGGCTATCTAATTGAACAAAAAGATAGAGCTATCTTCGAGTTGGGGGATTTGCAATCATTTTTTGGTTTTAGTCAAAATGATGCCATAGAATTTATTGTTTACGATTCAAATGATAATCAATTACCTCAAATAAAAGGTGAATTGGTTAGGTATATACCGTTATCTACTGAAAATATTAATGATTATTTTCTAATACCAACTGGTACAATTTTTCAAAAATATCAATTACCAAAAGAATATTTTATTGATGTTGAACGATTACTAAGAGAAGCTGGATATAATAGTGGTATTTATAAAACACAAATAACATTAATAAATAAAAGAGTTGGTAGTGAGTATCCATTGGATAAAATGTGGATATCTGAAATATCTCCATCAAGAACAGAAGTAAGACTATTTCCACTTTTAAAAAATCAACCGCCTGAATTATTAAATAATTTAAGGGAAAGGTTTGATACTTTTGTAAATAATAAAAAATTCAGAGAAGATTACATAAATCAAGCGTTTGAATACATTGAGCAAATAAATCCAGCAGAAGTTGGTACTTTCCTAAAAACAAAATATGGGGAGGAATTTTTTAAATCAATGGTAAACGAATATAAAATAGGAAGTTTTGATAATTTTGTTAGCGGAATACACAAAACTTTTATGGAAGCCTGTATATATGAATTTACAAATAGAATATCGGATGTAAATGATATTAATTATGGTAAACCAAAAAGAACTAAACCAAAAGCCACAACAAATAGTGGTGAGTTACAAGCATCTATACAAAGAATATTAGTTTCGGTTCTTAATAAATTTTTACCAAATGCCGATGTAAGAGAAACTTCTACATTTGATTTTGCAACAAACGAAAGTATGGATGAAGTTTCTATGATATTGCAAAAAACAGCATCGGATGTATTAATTGATAGTGATGTTATTCCTGTTAAGAAAATTGGAATTGTTAAAAAACCATTAGACCCAAGTTTTGAAATAAAAGATAATTTAATAAAGCAACTTCCAATAGATGAACCACCTCCAAAAATAAAATTCCCTGTAGATGAAATTCAACCAATTGATATGCCACCTCCATTAATAGGTATTATTCCAATTGATGAAATTCCGATTAGGCAGTATCCAAAAGATGAAACTCCTATTCCGGATGTTATTATGCAACCATTCCCAGAAACAAACATCAGAATACAACCACAAGATATTGTAAACCAAGGATTAGTTGGTGGTGGTGGGGGTGGAACTATAAATACCGGTAGAGGTATAGTTATAGATAGAAACAGAGGAGGCGGAATTAGTTATGATGATTATTTTACTAATCAAATAGAAAACATACCAGTACAAGAGTAAAGATGCCAAGAATAATTGATATAGAAGATGGTTTAGCACCAAAAAGTGATGCAGAAAAAATAGAATTTTTACCTGCATTAGAAAGTGGTGTATCTGATACTGGTGATGTGTATATAAAAAACCCATCAACAGGCACACCTATGCCTGTATCAAACAAACCAGAATTAATAGGCACAGTAAACTATGCTCCTGATTATGTTTTTAATATTATTTCTTCTGAGAAAGAGGCTGTTGTTTATATAAATGGGGAAAGTACATTTAAATCAACACCATATCCTCTTAATATAAATGTTGAAGATGTACTTAGACAAAATAATATTTACACAATTGAAGTTAAAAAAGAAGGATATCTAAATACTGAAAAATATGTAATAGAAACTCTTTTAGATTTCAAATATTATAAAGATGATTCTTTCGTTAGAGATTTAGTTCCTGTTGATAATACCTATAATCAATTTGATAGATTTGGAAATCCAAATTTAAATATTGATTCTGGTGCTAGGAGAGTATCCGAACCAGTCTATGTATCCGAACCAATCTATACTCTTAGGATTACAAAATATGAAAACGATATTCTTGTTCCTTATGATTATGATGTAACTAGTAAAGTAAAAAGTTTAGAGTTTTCAAATTTTGGTATTAAAGATAGATTACCAATTGATGAAGTACCACCAAATTTAAATGGTACTATAAACCTTTCTTTATCGGGTCCTGATTTTTCAGCAATTTTATTAATCAATAATACTGATAGATTTGAATTAAGAAAAGGACTAAATGAATTTCAAGCTCCAATAGGAAGTAGAATTGAAATAGTTGAATCAAATTCAACTTTTAGAATTAATAGTATTGTTTTTACTGGTACTGAAGATAAAAGATTAATAGAGGCACAAGATACATTAGAAAGTGTTAAGGCTGATTTTATTTTAAAAGCAACTGTAGCTGTTGATGTTCAGAGCGAAACAATAAATGTTGCTGTTAGAGAATTACCAAGTATATTTTTTACTAACGAAAAAGAATTTTCTAAATACAATATTAATTCAAAAACAGGAGTTGTTATAGCTATACGAAAGATAGGAAATTTATCAAATGTAGTAGCTATTCTTAATAATGAACGTATTGATTTTGGAAATCCTTTCGAAACTGTAAGAGGAGAAATTGCAGCTATTACAATTCCTGAAAAATACTTTAGTAGAATTGGAGTTTATAAATTAAGATTAATTCCATCAAACGAAAATGGTGATGGTGAAACAATAGAATCATTAATTAATGTTGTTAGTGAAACATATGTAGGAACTCCTGATATTCGTAATATAGTTTATCCATCTTTAATTAGAGGAAAGGATTATGCTGGATATGATGTTAATTTTGAATTAGCATGGGATTCGGTAAATACTGATTATATTTTAATTAAACCATTTGGAACATCAGTAACTACAAAGGCACAAGCTTCTGGAAAGATAAACTTAAATTATAATGATTTATTAAAATTAGCATCTAAAGAAGATGCTAATTCAATAACGTTAGTATTAACTCCATATAATATAAGTGGAACTGAAGAATTAGTAGGTAAGGATGAACTTATTGTAATAAATTTTGAAAAATCAAATAGAAACGTTCCTAAAGAAACGGCTATAAACAGAATTGCAGAGGGATTTTTAAGACAATTAAATCCTTCTGTATTTGCTGAAGAAAATTCAAAATACTTAACACATCTATTACATTTAGGCGATGGTAATAATAAGATAATAACAACTTGGACTGGTGATAGAGAATCCCTAATATTAAAATTGTATGAACCTGTATCAACAGCTATACAACCAAATGACCAGGTATGGATTTCTAAAATTCAATCAAATCCAATAATTGAAACAATAACAATATCTGGTATTGATACAAATGTTTGTCCACCATTAAAAGGACCTAACTTTTCCATAGAACCAGATACAGGACTTGGATTTGAAGTATTCGCTGATTTAATAGCTAGTGGTTCTACATCATCTGATGCAATAGCAAATAGATATTTAGAGAGTGTTGGTATTGATACTAGAAAATTAAATATACAATATTCTAGTGGTTCTTTTTACACTTTTGAAAACTTTTCACACTTTGGTTCAGCAACAGAAAGAGCGGAAAACTTTTTCTTTAAAATGCAATTAATCGAAAGATTAAAAAATAGATATGATGCATTAGCCGCAACCACATTTACTCCACCATATGAATTGTATGAAGGAGGATTGACAGCAGAATCTACTGGTTCGCATGAAATAGTTCTTACTTTAGATGGTGCCCAAATACTTACGGAAGATGGATTGTATGATATTCTTTGGGAAGTTCAACAATTTAGTAGTCCTAACCAAGCAAACGAAGCTAAAAAGGTTTTAGCAGATTTAAATTCAGCAATTAGAAATTTAGATGGATTTGAATATTGGCTGTATAGTTCTACAGACTCTATGGCATATCCTAAACAAATATTTATTAACCCAACCACAGGAATACCATCATACATATTAAGTCCAACAACTAATGCAAATGTAATTGCATGGTATGAAGCTTTGGTTGAAGATGCTATTCATTACGATAAGTACAATACTAATTTACTAAGAAATAATGTTCCTGAATTTATTAATTCGGATTACGAAAATGAACAATTTTTATTGTTCTTAGATATGATTGGACAGCATTTTGATATCATTTGGAGTTATATAAATGCTTTAAATAGAGTTAAAGTTGTTGAGGAACGAATTGATATGGGAATCCCAGACGATTTAATATGGCATTTATTAAAGTCATTTGGTTGGGAAGGTAAAAGGGCATTTGATTCTCAATATTTGTGGGAATATGCATTTGGGCAATATAAAGAAGGATTGCAAAAATATTCAATATCGTTAGAAGAAGCTAATAATCAAGTTTGGAGAAGAATTATAAATAACTTACCATATTTGTTAAAACACAAAGGTACTGCTAGAGCAATGAAAGCTATTATGGCTTGTTATGGTGTACCTCAATCTCTTTTAACAATAATGGAGTTTGGCGGACCAACAGACCCATCAAAAGGAGGTTCTCAACAATTCACATTTGATGATAGAACCGCAGCAATTTATTTAACTGAAAGTTCAAGTGTAAAAATTCCTTGGAAATCAATAAATGGTAACGTACCGGCGGCAATAGAGTTTAACTTTAAACCATCAACTTTACCAAATACACAATATACTCTAATATCATCAAGTCAATGGACATTGGATTTAATTCAAACCACTGGTTCTTTTGGTAAATTAGAATTAAACTTTGGTGGAGATGCTTCTAATACATCTTATTTAGAAACACCTTTCATAAGTGCGTCTGTATCCACAACATATTTCACATCTTCTATTGAATATGTGTTTGGACCTGATTTGGTAACTGGTAGTTTAGATTTTCCAATATCAACTGAAAACTATTCTGCTATTTGTATTAATAGAACTGATTATTCTGGAAATGGTTCGTTGTTTGAAGTATGGTTAGGTACATCTAACGGAGGTAGAATTACAACTTCGGTTAGTATGTCTATCTTTACAGAAGATTCTCAATGGATAAGTGGTTCATCTTTACAAATTGGTGGTAATGGATTTAAAGGAAACATTGATGAGTTCCGTTTGTGGAGAGTGCCTTTACAAAGAAGTAAATTTAATAATCACGTATTACAGCCGGATTCAATAGCAGGTAACTCATATACGGCATCAACTTCTGATTTATTATTCCGTTTAGATTTTGAATATCCAAAAGATAGAACGGCTGACCCTTTTATTAAGAACGTAGCAATTAATCAAACTTATGGTGAATCATATGCATCTGCAAGTAATATGTATTCGGCATCTTCGTATCCATATCAATATACACCATATGAAAGAACTGTAACAGCTACTGTTCCATCTTTAGGATTTAATGTTTCAAATAAAATTCGTTTTGAAGAACAAACTTTAGTTTCAAATCTTTCTCACAAAGTGAGAGCAACTCAAAAATCTTTTGATAGAGCTCCAGTGGATTCTTCTCGTTTGGGATTATTCTTTTCTCCAATTAAAGAGTTGAATATGGATATTGTTAAATCATTTGGAGATTTTAATATTGATAACTATATTGGAGACCCATCTGATGAGTATAAAGATACATACAAAGAATTAGAAGGATTAAGAGAATACTATTTTGAAAGACTAGATAGAAACATAAATGAATATATTCAATTAGTAAAATACATAAACAAATCTCTATTTGATGTTCTTGCTGATTTAGCACCTGCAAGAGCTAAAGTTTCAAAAGGATTGTTAATCGAACCTCACTACTTAGAAAGAAGTAAAACTCGTTGGGATAAACCTAAATCGGAAAGAAATGATTATGAAACTTCTATTAATACATTTGATGATGTAACTATAAATTCTACTTACGATGTATATAATACTGATTTAGATGTAGATAATATAACAACATTAGTAGGTAATTTAAATAACTACGATGCTACAATAGATGTAGATTCTCAAACACAATTGGAAGTTACTTACCCAACATACACAACGCAAATTAATGTTAGCGATGATACAATACTAGAAGCCACAGCTCCATTCTACGATGTTGAGATAGTTGTACCTAACGGAGCTACTCTTTCTGGAGAAGCTGATGCATTTACGTTTGAAGCAATTGGAATGGAAAAAGATTCTATTGCAAATTTAGGATTTGGATTGTATGCTGTTAGGGGAGTTGGTATTTATAAAAAATATGATTTTGTTGGAAACTACACTCAAAGTAGACAAAACATTTATTTGGTAAAAGAACAAAAAAATAAAAAAGTATCAACCCAAACAGCAGGTTATCCAACAATAGGAGCACTTCCGGGTGAGCAAGTAAAATACGAAGATGTTCTAGTTCCTTATAACAAATTTAGAGTTTCATTAATGCCGTTTAGTGGAAGTTTGGCTGTTGGTAATGAGGTAGTTTCGGTAACACCTTTAAATGGATACTTACCTAGTCACTACCGATATACTAACAATTTGGGTGAGGGTATGATACGTTCATTTTGGAAAGGTTCTCAACAAACGGCAGCAACAACACCTGATGGATTATCTCCAGTAGAAACATTTACAACCAATCCTAATATTCTTAGAGTGGCTAAGACTGGTAGAGGTAGTGGTGAACCAATATTGGAGGTTGATTAAAATTGAAAATAATAATTGGTTATATTTATTTTAGAAAAAACAAAGATAAAAACAATATCAAATGGCATATTTAGATAATACTGAAATTACTGTAGATGCTATCTTAACCAAAAAAGGTAGACAAAAGTTAGCATCGGGTCAATCTCTTAATATCACAAAGTTCGCTTTGGGTGATGATGAGATTGATTATACATTATATGAGCCTGCACACCCAAAGGGTTCGGCTTATTATGATTCTGCAATTAGAGCGATTCCTATTACAGAAGCAACACCTGATGAAACTCAGGTTTTAAGATATAAATTAGTAACCCTACCAAAAGGAACTACACAAATTCCATTGGTTAAATTAGGTGTACCTTCAATTGGTGTAACTCAATTAGAGGGTGGTGTGGCATTACTACCTACAACATCTCCTGCTGGAAATACTGCAGCTGGATATACTATGGTATTAGCTGACCAAACTGCTGGTACATTGACTGTGACAAGAGGAGCAACAGCAACTGGTACTGTTCCTGTTTTCTTAGGAGAAGAAGTTTCAACCACAGCACAGGTTGTAACTGGATTGGAATTCAGATTTACTCCAAACCCATCATTAACTTATGATGTAGCAACAACAATAACTGTTTATGGTAACGAAACAGGAGGTTCTCAAACTATACCAGTAACCGTAACTTATCAAGCTTAAAATTAAAATAGAATATGGCACTAATAAATGACCCTAATGTAACCGCCCAACTGGCAGCATTGGCAAATCAGGGAACAATTGATACAAATGCAATTGTATCTTTGTTAAACTCTGTTTTACCAGCTGGACAGCAAATTGCAGTTGGTTCTGGAATTACAACAGGAATATACAAAAGATTTGGAGATTTTGATAAGGTAAATGCGAAAGTAGAAGTTGTAACAACTGGATTGTGGACAAATGATTCTGGTTCTTTAACTTCGTTCTTTACCTCATCAACTCAAGCATCCGCAACTAGCGGACAATATTACTACAATGTTTATAACGCAAGTCCTGCATCGGATTCTTCAGCAGAAGTTCAATATGCAGTAGCTTATGGACATGTTGATGGTAGTGGTTCAGTAAGTTTAGCAACTGATGATAACTCATTGTTAGCAACTAAAGCTACTTACGCTCAATATCGTACAATGTTATTGGATGACCCTACCGCTAAATTCCAATTTGAAAACGGAAGTGGTGTGGCAACTGATTCAAATAACATTTATGTTATTAATATTGCTAGAGCTAGATTCAGAGAAGAAATGGATGCTGGTAACTGGTCATTGAAACTTTCTGGTTCAAATGGTTTATTCACATTTATTGATGATAGTGGTAAGAAATTTGGTGATACTTTAGGTAAAGCTGGTAGAGTATTTAAAGTTGTTTCTGGTTCTCTAAACTTAGGAACACAAAGTGAAGCAACTGTAGTATCAACAACAGCATCAAATGGTTTAGGATATGGATTATTCTATCCTGATAAAGGTATTATAATCTTAAACCCATCTGCAGTTGGTACAACTGTAGGTAGTGTTGGTGAAGTTGGTTTCGCTAATACTGGTAGTTTAGTTGGTGGTCTTGCAACAACACATGAAGCATATAACCACAAACTATTACACTATGCAATTAAGAAAGGTGGTGATTTTGAAGCAAGAAGAACTGAAGATGTATCAACTCAACATTTCTTTGTAAGAGCAACAAATAGAGAATTTAATTACTCTAACAACCCTACTTACACTAATTCAGATGGTACATTCCAAGAAACTACTTTTGAAACTGACCCACAAACATTTATCACAACTGTAGGTCTTTACAATGATTCTAATGAAATGATTGCGGTGGCTAAAACATCTCAACCAATTGTTAAATCATTTGATAAAGAAGTTCTTATAAAAGTTAAACTTTCATTCTAATTAAAATCTAAACGATAATTTAAGAAATACCCCCGAAAGGGGGTTTTTCGTTTAAGAAATATTTATATAAAACAAAAACGTAAATGTTAAAAGAAATACCAAAATCGGATATTGTAATTAGACCTTTTAAAGTTTATAAAGAATGGACATTGGACGAAAACGATATTTATCCTATTTTTGGAAAGAGTGGTAGTTTGGGTAATTATGATGAAGAAATAGAAGAAAAATCGTATGGTATTTCTAAAATACCTTTTTATCATTCAATAAGAGCACAATTCTACACAAATCCAGCAACCGCTTCTATACTAACTGAGGTTGGTAAAAGAACTTCGTATGCTTCAACAAACGAAAGAATATTAGAAGATGAATTGGCTGTATTTTCAATACCACAATCAAAATATGGAGAGGGTATCAAAGTTGGTTCAGTTCAATTTACTAGCGGTAGTGAAACCTATGTTGATGATGGGTATTCTAATTTGGTTTATAACAATGAAATCAAAGGTAATATTTTTTATGATAGAGGATTAATTGTTATGACAAAAAATATAGAAAGTGGTTCTGTATTAAATCAATATACAATAAACTATCGCTCAACAAAAACTATATACGAAAACGAAATATTTCTTTCTGTATTAGAAAATGAGTTTAATGTATCTCAAAACCCAACTGCTGTTGACTGGAGTGCTAATAAGGCTAGTGGTAAGATAAAACTATATTCAATTACATCATCAATAGACCCTACAAAAGTTGGTGGGTTTGGTGAGTATGATTATAGTTCATCGGTTGACCCTACTGGTTCTTATTTAGCACCATATATTACAACAATAGGATTATATGATGATGAGCTAAATATGATTGCAGTTGCAAAATTACCACAACCAATAAAATCTTTACCGGATTATCCTTTAAACTTTATTGTTCGTTTCGATACATAAGGTTATATTTATATAGAGAAAACATATTTCAAAAATGGCAACAATCTTAGATATATACGCAAAGACTCCACCACAAACTGGAGCAGCAAAAGTAAAAGGAGTAGACCAAACCCCAATAGGTACTGATAATCCTAGAGGTGAAACTAAACCTTCTTTAAACTTAGCTAAAGATGAAAAAAGACTTTTTAAAGCAAGAGGGGGTGTATTAAAAAATAGAAAATATACTGATACTGTTATAAAAAAATAATTAATGTCTTGGAAATTTAAGGGAAATTTGGTTACAGAAGAAAATACACCGGATGGTGCTATTGGATTTGTCTATAAGATTACACATCTTCCTAGCGGTAAATTCTATATTGGTAAAAAATCACTTACTTCAACTCGCCGTTTAAAACCTCTAAAGGGTAAGGTTCGTAAAAGAGTAGTTCGTAAAGCATCTGATTGGGAAAAATACTATTCATCTAATGAATGGATTAAGAACGAAGTAAAAGAAGGTAGAGCTGAAGATTTTGAAAGAGAAATCATCCAATTCTGCTTCAGTAAAAAATCACTTACATATTGGGAAGTATGGTGGCAGTTCAAATTAGATGTTTTAGCTGACCCTCAATCCATAAATGAAAATTTAATGGGAAAATTTTTCCGAAAGGATATATATTAATAAACACACGTTATGACACTTACTGAAATTTGTAAAAAGTATGGTATTT